ATTGATACGATCAAAAGCAGAAGGCTTCTTTGTCCCCGTCTTATCGCCAAACAGAACGGTTCCTTGACCTGGGAATGTTACGATCGGATTGATCGAGTTTTTGTAAAGGAGATCTCTTTCGAGCTTTACTGGATTATAACGAAGCTTTACAATGTTTTTAATCTGACCGCGATTGAAACCGGCTGGAGAAAACCAAGCATCGTTTGTTGCTTCTGTTCTTGCTGCAAGACCAGCGATATCGCCGTTCAGAGGAACATAACGATAAACGTCGTTATAACGATCGTACATATACTTGTAACTTGAGTCGTACACAGCGTATGTAGAATCAGAAAGAGCGCCAAACCAGTTAACAAGTGAATTAGCTTCTGCACCGACATTGTTTTTTACAAGATTGTCATCTGGAGAAATGAACGCGACACAGTCTTTACGAGCTTCGGCGATATTCTGAATCAGATAATTCGCAAGCTGAAAGTTATTTACAGTCTGACCATTTACAGTTGTAGAACCGCCAGTTGGTTTACCCTGCATCAGTAGAGCAATATCGACTGTCTCTGTAGATTTATAAAGATCATACGCAGAAGCAAGAATGTTTAGAGGGGCTGTTGATTCTGTATAACCATCAGTTCCACCAGCGAACGATAGAGACAGAGGAGACATGTTAGATGAACTTGCGATATTCAGAGCAACATTTGAAACAGCACCGGTACGATCGTTAGCCCACCATACGTAAGCAGAACCATCGTTGATTACTGTTTTATAGTAAAGTGAAGCGCCTGCCTGAGACTTAGCATCAGTAGCACGGGAAACGTTCTCGTAAACTTCTAGAACTGCGTTAGGAATTCCAGTGAACATACCGTCTTGGTCAACAACCACTACGTGCATAGTATCAACGGCTGAAGTGTTACCGAAGTTTGTATTATAGTAAGAAGATACAGGAGCTCCATCGACTCTGTCGAAGAATTCCCAGTTTCTTGTTACGTTAATAACAGAAGTGTTACCGTTTGTTGTCGTATTAGCGACGTAATCAGTTGAAAGCTTATAACCGCCATCGAAACTTACAGAGAATGTTGATACCGAAGCGTTAGCAGTAACCGAACCAACAGAAGTAACTTTCAGATACTGAGTTCCGATAGAACTGTTTCCTACAGTTACAGCATCACCGACTATTAAACCATTCGCGATTGTATTTGCATAAGTGTTAGCTGCGCCAACAACGCCATCAGAAGTGAACGAGAAAGTACCTGTGTTCGAACCAATGCTTAAAGAGAAAGAACCAGTAATCGTGTTACTTGTTACGGTTCCAACAAGAGCGAGGTTTGAGCTGTATGCGTTAACGCTGTCGCAAACCGAGATCTTCAGCGATGTTCCAAGATAACCAGGATACTTTGCGATATAAACTGCATTTGAAGAAGTGTTACCATCACGAACGTTTAGATAATCATTTCTGTTCTTTACAACGTTAGCCGCTACGTTTGCTACGTTCGTATTTGCAATCGCGTTAAACGCGCCTTGAGCAGCATTTGAGCTAGTCGTATTGGCAGCACGAACTACGTAAAGAGAAGAACCGTAACCAAGAAAGTTAGCGGCAGTGAAAAAAGTCTCGTAGTTGTTTGATGTTGGTTTACCGAATGTGTTAACGAGAACGTTTTCATCGGTTACCAAAAATCTTTCGCCAACCGGACCCCAGCGAAAAATGCCGGCAACTGCACCGGTTGAAGTGGCTACGCCTGGAACAACTGTAGTAAGGTCGACCTCAGTTACGTTTACGCCAGGACTTATTTGATATGGCATTTGTTATCTCCTTTCGAAAGTATATAATAATCGAGCGTTTCAAACTTATTTATAAAAACCCATGTTCTGGCTCGTCGCTCATCCATCCTCTAATAGTCGGAGCCTCGACTATCTCTGCATGCGTCATGCCATTATCAACAAATCCAAACGGAGTAAGATCCTGTGAAATTTCTTCATCTGTTTTTTCGCGGAGCCTCGAAAGTGTATTTATCGATGTCAATTCTTTGAAATACATCTGATCCGAAAGCCAGGCGAACAGAACCAAACCCATAACCATATCATCATGTTTGCCGGACTCAGCTTCGTAGGACAATCCTTTTCTGGAAAAAGTAGAGAGTTCGCTAATAGTTTCAAAATCATTTATTACAAACTGATTTTGTTCGATGAGAAGCTTCAAGATTGAACAACCGACAGATTTTACTGATTTTGTTGTTCTGATACCTTTGTCGATATTACCGCCGAAACCTGAAGTGATTCTCTTGCCGCTTCTGCCAGCTGATTCTGTGAACAGAACGTTATCGTATTCAAAATCATAATGTAATGAATTTGCTACCTGACCACCCATGTTATTGATTTCAACAAGAACAACAGCGCTGTTATACGATTTGCAAACTCTGAAAACAATCTCAGCATAGTCAATTGGCGACACTAGATTGTTACGGTAAGTGCAGACCTGTTTGTAAGGCATAGAATGAACGTCTATTATACTGAATGCCGAGTAGTCTAAACCTTTGCCCTCTGAAACGTCGACGATACAGACGTAAGGGCGATCTTTCACAGGTTGTTCAAATAACTGTAACCCATTGTTTTTATGCATTGGTATTTTGTATACGAGCTCTTTTAGTTTCCAACCAGCGATAAGAGTACCAGAGCTACCTTGGAATTCTACACAGTATTCTTGATCAAACTTTTCTGTATCAAAATTCATCGCGGAAAGAGTGTCTTTTCTCCAGGCTTCGTCTCTTCCTGGAACGTCATGCCACATGACTTTGATTGGCTTGTAATTGTTTTTACCTTCGGACGAGTTCTGCCAGATTTTGTAGAAGTGATTTAAACCGTTTGGAGTTGAAACCAAAACGATCTTTGATTCAGTACCGGATGAAATGGTAGGATAAACTGACGTGAAGAATTCGTCCCAGTTCTCAATGAACGCAGCTTCGTCGATAAACAATAGGTTGATAGAGTAACCACGAATGTTATTAGAAGAAGTAGCAGCTGCTATGACTCGGCTATTATTCTCTAACTCAAACGATCCTTTGTTCCATTCTTTTACACCCTGTTGCAACCATTTAGGAAGATGCTGATACGCCAGCTGAATACGCCCAAGGATTTCGCGTGCTGTATCACCTTTATTTGCAAGTAAAGCGACGGTTTTGTCGGCATGGAAAATGATATACCAAAGAATGAATCCACAAGTAGTAGTTGACTTACCAGCCTGTCTAGCCGTAGCGATGACAGTGTATCTTTCTTCCGCCATCGTCTTGAGCATTTGTTCTTGATATGTATAAGGAACGAAGTTAACCAGACCACGGTTGATGTTGATGATCTTCATGTAAGTTGTAACGAAGTATACAACATCGTTTTTGCACTTCATGTATTCTTGCACTAATTCCGGAGTCCAGTTTACGGAGACTCCGCTGCGCTTTAGATTAGGATTACCAAGATAACTTCTGAAATTGTTAATCTCATTCACTTTTTCATATCCTCGATCATCTTCTGAAGCTCGGATGTCGAGCCTACAAAAAGATTATTCGTGACGTGTTTTTTCGCTTCTTCATCCTGAGGAACATCCGCTTTATCAATCGTTCTGATCTGCTGCTGTATGTCAAGCAACTGTTTAGATGCGTTGGTAACTGTGTCCATAAGTTTAGCGAGGACCTCGAACGCTCTTGGATTTTGAGACTGATCTGCGATAGTTGCAAGTTTTGCGATAGCGTCAGTACCATTTTCTATAACCTCTCGAACGTTCGCGCGCGCGAAGGTAAAATCTTCTTTAGCCGAATCATTTCTCGCCGTGTTAACAATAGTAGAAATCGATTTACTATAGTCTGGTGGAACAATTGGTCCCAGATTCAATGCCCTGTCGATTGGGCTCTCATCATCATTATTGTCCATAATCCCGTTCCGTGATGTTAGTTACGTAGCCAAAATCGTCTGTTGCAACAATATTAGCAACTGGTATCGAAAGGCTAGAGTTTGAAGTTGGTTTACCATTTGCAGTCAATCCAGGCTGCACCTGGATGTATGATACAACCGGATTCGATGTATTTGCGACAATGTCACCTTTTACGACAAAGAATTCTGTATTTGAAAACTTGATAACTTTGGAAGTTTTTACCGGACCGTATAGATAAGCTTTCATAGTGAAATCAAGATTCCAGACCATCGATCTGCGTTCTTTGAAATCGCCTTCGTATACGTCTTCAAGATTAACTCTATTCAGAACGACCGGTATGTCCATGGTCACATTCATCTCAGGAATAAGATGAACAGTAGTTGTCCAGTCTGGTGTGAAGTAAGGTAGAATCTGCTCTACGATTTTGTTACCATCTTCCGCATTCTTTACAAGTACGCTGAGCTGAAAGTTGATGTTGTAAGGAACTGGCATGTACTGATATTTGTTTTTGGACTTATCATCAGGATCTACTACTGCAATACGGTTGATTGTTTGGAGTTTTCTAGAACCGTCATAGTCGAAGCCAGTCATTTCGAACGCCATCATCGGTAATGGATACGTCGCTGTTGGACGATCAATATTGGGATCCTGGACCACACGAGACAGCATTTTGTCTTTTGGTCCGTATGTAATCGGAACTCTTTCGACAAGATTCACGTTACCATTTTTATCTGTTCTGCTGATGTAGATACCGTTGAACAAAGTTCCGAACAGGATAATGTATTTACGGATCGATGAGAAGTAGAATGGTGTTGATGAGAACATCAGATTTTGCCCTCACTGAAAGGATCTTTTTCGGTAAAGTCAATGAAATCATCTGATCCTACTGGAAAGTTATCAGTTCCTTGCTGAATCGTATCGTTTTCAGACGCTGGATTGATAGTTTCAGGTTTGTAACCCTCTACAACCAGATAGTTACTATCTTCATCAGTCAGATTGACACCCTCTTCGTCCATAATAGCATAATCAAGAATATTAACAGAGTAATTTTGCTGAATTGCATCGATCTCAGCGATACCAGTATTGAACTGTTCGTTACTATATTCGAAGAGCTCACAAGTCAACTCAAAAGTTTGCAGCGCACCGAACTGATAGAACATCTCAAACTTATTGACGAACTTGATCTGGAAACATTTGCGATTCAGTGGGAAGTAAATCAGATCGCCTTCGTTCGGTCTTACCTGATCAGTTACAATAGCAACTTCCTGATTGAACGTTCTCTGGGCAATGCTGAATACAACCTGATCGCGAATCTGCAAACCAAACTTAGACATGAAGTTACCATCACCAGTAAACCCATCAACCGATTTGATGTAGAGCTCTACCATGATAGCATGATTATATTGTGACGAAGCGTCTTCACCGAGAAGCTTATCATAGTTGGTGATAACGAGAGGAATGTAATACATGTCCATTCCGTAAATCTTTATTGACTCTATGATCAGATCCTCATACAGATTTTGTTCACCAGAAGATGAGAAGTTATTGAAAAATACGGAAGTAGCCATTAGGCTGCTCCAACAAAACCGAGAACGGTTTGCAGTAAAGGAACAGAAACGGCAAGACCGAATAAAATTCCGATCATATCCGTAACTGGAAGTGAATAACTTATGATCATCTCGCGTTCTAGCTCTCCGCGCTCGCGTATGGCATCATCGTAGATTTTCTGACCATTGAACTGAATACCGCCAGGAAGCTGCATACCAATAAACTTAGAAAGGTTTGCTCCCCACTGCTGCTTGATCAAGCAAGTAGCATAGCGAAGAAGCCAACGATCTTTCCATACGTCGGGAAATAATGCCGGATCGACGATCTGATAAGCTTCTACAATGATGTAGTCACCAGTATTGACAATCTGCCAGTCCATATCAATGTAAAGGCGATTGATGTTTCTGTTATAACGAATAGGCTGCTGACCGACGAGCATCTGTTCTAAGAACTGAACGTGAGTCAGCGCCATGTAATAAGGAACCATTGATACAGAAGTAAGAGTGTAAAGATCGTTCAGAGCGATCTGATAACGAATGTTGAACAGGTTGTTGGTGTTCAAGCCTTGACCAATTGGAAATAAGTTAACAGCACCAATAATATTCTCAGGCATTGTAATATATTTGTTAATCTTATCAGCATCTGTAATCTGATACTTGTAGAAGGTTCTTTCGGATCCATCGAAGTGATAATCCCAGTAATACTTCAATGCTTCATCAATACGATCATCGACCTGATCATCATCCACATTGATTTCGATTACAGGTTTACCAAGAGTTCTTAGGCAATACTCTTTAAACTGGTCTTTTGTTGTAGGTGTTGCCATAAGAACTATCCTTATTATTTAAACATACAACTATTTATATATCGAACTCATAACGATAAGCAACTGGCTCTATACCGAGTTTTTTATACATATCAATTGTTGATTGAACTGTTAGCATCACGCTGTCTGTTATACGTTTCACACCCTGTTCTTTTAATTCTTTGTATGCCATTTCGCGCGTTATAACACGTAGACCCCTTTTTCTGTAATCTGGTTTAACGTAAGTAAACAATGATTCATAAAATTCAGGAGTTATAGGATAATAAACTCTTATGCCTACTGGAATGTCATCAACTTTAATAAAATAAAAAATTCCTCTTAATTTATTGATAGGAGGAGTCTCACGAGCAAGAGAACCTAATGCAATCAATTCCACCCAAGCGTCATTCCACATTTCTGTAAAAATTTTATTTGTTTCAAAATTTTGTTCATTAACGATTTTTAAATCTAATTTTTCAAGCGTAATATTATCTGTCATTTGAACCTCCATTTACTTTTTTGCAATTGTTGGAATTGCTTCTTCTCTAATCTGCGGTACTGATTGCTTAATGTTTCTAATCTGACCCCACAAATCTTGTCTATCTTCTGGTAGTTGATAATCATCATCAATAGCAGTAATCTTATAAGGAAGTGCTCCGGTCGCAGCTTCCAATGCAATAGCAAAGAATGGAAGATGATCCGAGTAAGCTGCATCACAAGACAATTTAAAATATTCGCCTTCAAGAAACATACAAGAACCTTTACACACTTGTAATAAAGGACACTTGGCGCAATCATCTCTAAACTTCCAGTGCGTCGATGTATTCAACTTGACATTAGCTAATTGATTGACATGCCCGATTCTATGAGACTTACCATTTGGAGCTTTTGAAACAGCCGTGACATTCTGACAGGTGAGCACATTGCCCTGAAGATCAACAGCCATGGTATCTTCTTGATCCATTCCACACTTCTGACCTAGAGTATCGGCTGATCTATAATTACCCCAACTATTAAGCCATTCTTGAACTCTTTGTTTTACAATGATGAACCGATTAATATCATTATTACGGATCGCCATCAAAGTGGTCATTCTATGACCTACATGTTCTTCATCACCTTGTGGCACATTTTTCTTACCACCTTCATCGTATACATCGATAAACCCACCTTCACCAATCATGAAATTGCTTTGTGGATTTAAATTAAACAGATCCTCGAAAAATATCTGAATACTAGCGCGATCCATGTTTTCGCGATGCACCATTGAATTGATGCTAATTCTACCTTCAGGAAGAAAACGATTAAATAGTTTGAACAAGATTTTTCTTTGAACTGGATCTTCAAACGGATCTGGACCTCTTACATTTTGACCTGGACCATCATGAGATACAGCCATGCTGAAACCCATATC